CAGCTGAGTGGTTCGCACCAGCAGGTTTGAATAGAGGTGGATTGATTGGAGCAGTTAGTGTATTGAATAGATTAACTCAGTCTGAAAAAGATGATTTATACGAAAACAAAGTAAACCCAATCGTTCAGTTCCCAGGACAAGGTATCGTAGTATTCGGTCAAAAAACTTTACAAGATAAACCATCTGCATTAGACAGAATCAATGTTAGAAGATTATTATTAACTGTAAGAAAGTATATCGCATCTACTTCAAGATATTTAGTATTCGAACAAAACACAGCAGAGACAAGAAACAGATTTTTAAATATTGTTAACCCTTATTTAGAATCAATCCAACAAAGACAAGGTTTGTACGCATTCCGTGTTGTAATGGACGATTCTAATAACACACCAGATGTAATTGATAGAAACATTATGAAAGGAGCTATCTACTTACAACCAACTAAGACGGCTGAATTCATTCAAATTGATTTCAACATCTTACCAACTGGAGCAGCATTTAACGGATAATTTAGAAAACAGATATTTATATAAAAGAATTAAAAATAAAGTAAAATGCCAGAAATATTAGAGTTTGATAAGATGTTCTATAAGAATTTTGAACCAAAAATGGGTAACAGATTCATTATGGAAATCAATGGTATCGAATCGTACATCATCAAAACAGCAGCAAGACCAACTTTCACATCGGAGATAGTTGAATTAGACCATATCAATGTAAAAAGAAAGCTTAAAGGTAAATCAACATGGGATGATGTGAATATCACTCTTTATGACCCAATTGTACCATCAGGTGCACAGCAAGTTATGGAGTGGGTAAGACAATCACATGAGTCATTAACAGGTAGAGATGGATACTCTGCATTCTATAAGAAAGATATTACTTTCTATTTATTAGGCCCAGTAGGTGATAAGATTGAACAATGGACTTTAAAAGGAGCATTTATTAGTTCAGCAAACTTCGGTGAGTTGGATTGGGCTTCAAACGACCCGTTGTCAATTGAATTAACTTTGACTTATGACTACGCTATCTTAGAATTCTAATTTAGAGTAAAAATTATAAAAAGAAGGGGATGCAGAAATGTTATCTCCTTTTTTATTTTTTGAAAAGTGTATATATATTATTAAACACAAAGTTATATTATGAACGAAAATATCGAACAACAAGTTACAAGAGGATTAGGTGCACAAGCACAACAACAATACCAACAAGTAAGAAAAGACTATCCATTTCCAACGGAAGTTATTAGTCTACCATCAAAAGGATTAACATATCCTGAAGGTAATCCATTATCAAAAGGTGAACTTACAATTAAGTTAATGACTGCAAAAGAAGAAGATATTCTAACTTCTACAAACCTATTAAGAAAAGGCATTGTATTAGATAAGTTATTAGAATCAATTGTAGTTGAACCAGGTGTTCATATTAACGATTTATTGATTGGTGATAAAAATGCAATATTAATTTCAAGTAGAATATTAGCATATGGCCCAGAATACAATGTGACAATCACAGACCCAAATGAAAATGAGCCAGTTGATGTTGTAGTTGATATGACAAAATTGAAAATAAAAGAAATTGATGAAAGTCAACTAAATAGAAATAACGAATACGAATTTACACTTCCAAAAACGGGAATGAATATTAAATTTAAGTTATTATCACATATGGATGAACTTGCAATTCAAAAAGATATTGAAGCAAGTGAAAAGGCATTGAAACAAGGTAATGAAATAACAACTAGATTAAGAAGAGTTATAATTGAAGTAGAAGGAAATAGAGATTTAGGATATATAAGTAATTATGTTATAAATCAACTACAAGCTGCCGATTCAAGAGCACTTAGAAAACACATTCAAGCATTAACACCCGATATTGATTTATCGTTTGAGTACACATCCCCATTTACTGGAGAGAAGGAGGCTCTTAAAGTCCCAATCGGACTTGACTTTTTTTACCCTACCGACTAATTATTCCGTAACTTTACATCAACAAATATTTAGTTTAATTTATAATTCCAATGGTGGTTTTAATTGGAATGATGTATATTTTATGCCTATTAAATTAAGAGACTTTTATTGGAGAGAATTAGTAAAAGCAAAAGATGCAGAATCAGCCGTATACGATAAAGCAATAAAATCTAATACAAAAAACTCCAGTAAAGCATCTAGGAGATGATAAACTAATATAGTTTATATTTATTGTAAGAATAACCCAATGAATGGCAAAAAAACCCTATAAATACAAACCCGTAACTACGAATACCGATGACAACTCTATGGAGAGGAGTATAGCATACTTTAATAAAAATGTCACAAATTTTTCATCATCAACGGACAAACTTGTTAAAAGTATAGATACATTTACTAAATCGGTAGATGCATTTAAAAAATCAACCGAAGAAGATAAAAAAACAAAGGAAAAAGATAAAAAGGATAGGGATAAGGATAAAAAATCAGGGGGAAGCTCACCTGATGCGCCGGCAAGTAAAAACCAAGCTTGGGCTAAAAAAACTCAAAAAGGATTAGATAAATTTCAAACACAAGCTTCTAAATTAGGTATTGAACGATTACAAAAATTTACTGGTGATGTATTTGGAAAAAAAGCCTCTCAAACTATGACAAGGGGTATGGCTAAATTTGCAGGTGCTATCGGCCCTAAAGGTGGAGGTGGATTTGGTGCGGGTATGATGGGTAAAGCAATGGGTGGATTAGGTAGTATTGCGGGTGGTGTTTTAAGAGCAGCCGGCCCTATTGGAGCAATTGCAGGCGTTGCAAAAATGGCATTTGATTTTTGGGATAGTGGTGGTTTTGCAAAAATGAAAGTTGGACTTAAAATGTTGGGTGGTAATAAAATGAATAAGGCATCTGACTTAGAAGATGTTAAAAGTTCATTGGAAGGTACGGAACAAATGCGTAAACTTAATGCAGAATATAACTATGCAGTACCATTACAACTAAAACAACAGGCGGCAGATGATATGTTACAATACAATAAAGGTATTGAACAAGATTCATTAAATTATAGTCAAGGTTTAGTTAAAGATAAGTTAGAATACGAAATGGGGTTGAGGAAAGATGCCATGCAATTTCAATTCCAGCAAGCAATGGAAACATTGGATGCTGAAATGAGTAAAAGAAAAGATATTCAAGCATCCGGAATGTCATTTATAAATCAATATTCTACAATTTCAGAAAGAGCTCTTAGAGCAATTGGTTCTTCTACAAAAATGATTGTAGAAGGAATTTCTAAATTTCAACAAATTTTTGGTGGTAGTGTAAAAGAAAGTTTTGAATTATCAGAAAACGCACAAGGGTTAGCATATCATTTTGGAGTAGGTGCAGATGATGTTCAAAATATGACAAATCTTTTCCGTTTAATGGGAAAGACAACTGCAAAAACTGCACAAAATTTAATTAATGGTATTACTGCATTTGCAGATTTAAATAAATTATCACCACAGGCAATATTCGCACAAATCAAAGACGCGGGTGAAGATATATACAAATTTAGTAGTGGTACTGCAGAAAACTTTGTAAAGCAGGCAGGTTTACTTACTAAGATGAGTGTATCTATGTCTCAAATGATGAAGGCATCGGATTCAATGGTTCTTAACTATAAGGATAGTATTAAAGCTGAAATGAGTTTATCGGCTATGTTAGGTAAAAATGTAAACTTATCTGAAGTAAGAGCACGTTTAATGAGTGGAGACCAAGCAGGCGCAGCATCTGCATTAAAAACCGCATTGGGTGGAATTGATGTCGGCGCGATGAACGCATTTCAAAAACAAGCATTGACACAGGCAACAGGAATGGATATATCGGCTTTGATGGGATTACAACAAGGAAAAGGTGGAGGATTAAGTGGGGAATTAAAAGCTGAACAAAATAAAGGTAAAGCATTTGCAGATGGTGCATTAAATCAAGATATAGCAAATGCATCTGCTAAAATGAAATTAGAACAAGAGCAAAGAGCTAAAATGTTGGCGTTTGAACAAAGACAGCGTTTAATTATGTTGACATTAGAACAGGCTCAAAGAATGGATGGTATTGCATTAGAACAAAAGTATAGAGCATTGATAGCCGCAAAGGGTTATGAAGATGCAAAGAATACTATGGCAATGGAGATGATAAAAGACCAGGCTTCAAAATTTAGTTCGAATATGACGGCAGGAACTGCAAGTGGATTGGATAGACAAGGTTTAAGTGACGCAGCCATAGGTGATTTTACCAAAACTATTAGTGGTGTTGATTCCGGACTTAGTACATTAATTAGTAGTGGTGCAGTCAAAGGTACGGATATGCGATTGGCTAATTATTTAAGTGCAAAGGATGATATTTTACAAACCGCAGGAGCAAAAGATAAAAAAGGAAATTTAGTAAATACTCCTGAAATGATTGCACAAAAATTGTCTGATGCAATGACAAAATCATTTGGTGGAGAAATAAAACAATACAATGAAGCGGTAACTAAAAAAACGAGTGAAACTAATGCACAAATTGCAGCATTTCAAGCCATAGTAAATGCACAAAATGTTATAGATAGTGGTAAAGATAGAGGAAGTGCAACTAAGGCCCAAGTAAAGGCTTTAGATGATTCAATAGCATCTGCAGAAAAACTATATCCTGAATTATTTAAAGAATTTGAAAAATCAAAAGGTCAAGGTAATGTTAAGAACTGGCAAAGGGGTAACAATGCAGAATTTATAAATGGTTTAAAACAAACAATTCCAAAACCATTGGACGGAAAGGGAACTGCTGCGGCAACTGCAGAAGGAAATAAATTAGTAGTAAATGCTGCAAATGTCCAAACAGTTAAACAAGGTGAAATAATAGTACAACAAAAAACAATGTTAACTAATGCTGAATATGAATTTAAGCTTCAACAAGAAATGGTTGCATTATTAGGATTAAGTTCACAAATACTTAATAGAATTATGGAAAATACTAAAGGAGAGAAGGGGAGTATTACATTATATGGTAGAAGTTTAACACAATCATTATTAAATGAGGCACGTAAAAATTACGCTATATCAAGAACTGAATAATATCTACGATATAGATATTTATAATTAAATAGTATTATTTACAAATGGCAACAATATCTGACTTATTTAAACAACAAAATAAAGAAATTTACGGACTTAGTGGTAAAGCCATTATTGAAAGTAGAGGATTAATAAACCCACCAAGAGCGGCGGCATTACTTACATCGTCACCAAGTGCACTTGGTGATTTAATTGGCAATCAAATAGGTGGTGCTTTGGGTGGTTCCGCTAATAGACCATCTGATACTATATTTGTTGCAGCAAAAGGAACTAGTGTTTTAAATAAACCAATATCATTATTTAAATCACAACAAGGTTTAAGAAACGCAGTCACAAAGGATACCGATTATATTGTAAAAGAAAGTCCTGCACCTGGTTCAATAATTTCATCTTTAAATTCAGGTGCATCTAGTTTACAAGGTGTTGCAACCAATCTAGCAATAAACGCCGTAACAAAGGGTGGTTTAAAAAAATTATCAGATTCATTAAAAAAGAAAAAAACTGGTAAAACTATCACATTAACAGATGGTACAGAATTACCGATATATACCAAAAAAGATAATTTTTCAAATACAATTGATTTTAATAATAGATGGGATGTGGATTCTATAAATGATATAGATGAAATACAGGAAGATAAATTAGTAGAAACCATAAAAAAATATGCAGGAAAAAATGTAGTACCAATTTTATTTAAAAAATATGGCACTTCGGTTACAATACCATTTCAATCAACATTAAATGGTTTAAGTGAAGATGTACAATCTGAATGGAATAATTTTAAATATTTGGGTTCACCATTTAAAATATACAAATATCAAGGTGTAGAACGTAGTCTAAAGTTTAGTTTAAAATTATATTATTTTAATCCAAATCAAAAAGAAAAAATGATAAGTAAAATAAACTTTTTAAAATCACTTGCATTCCCATATGAAGAAATTTCGGAAATGACATATGGTGGTGATAACCAAACTTCACAATATGCATTTTCTCCAAATTTATTTTATATTTCAATTGGAGATATGTATAAAAATGTATTTGGACTTCTTGAAAATATATCTTTTCAAGTAGAAGATACTGTTACATGGCCATCACTGGGAACTGAAGACGAATCCAATTATATGTACCCGTCGGTTATAGATGTTTCAATATCAATGAAACTTATTGAAAATCATAAAGTAGAAAAAACAGCTGGTGGTATAACCAAATATAGATATAACTTTGATGGTAGAGGCCCAATCGTAAAAAATCCAAAGAAAGAAGAACAGAAAAAAACAGAAGCTTCCGTAAATCAAAAATATGATGAAGGCCCAGGTGAATCAACATATTCTATGAAATCTGGGCTTGTTGGTTAATAAAAATTTCAAAAATGGCAAATAGATATCAATATTCAAACACATTAATTACTAAAAATACAAAAAAAAAGTATTTAAGTAGTATAATTTATCCAAAAATAAAAGCATCAAATGATGACCTTTATATAATATCTGAAGGTGGTGATAGATTAGATATTCTTGCATCCAAATATTATAACGATAAAACTCTTTGGTGGATTATTGCAACTGCAAATAATCTAAACGATGCATCTTTATCGATTACACCTGGTACACAAATGAGAATACCATCAAACATTTCTAAGATATTAAATGATTTGGAAAAAATAAATAAATAAGTTATGCCATTTCCGTTTATTGCCCCTTTAAAAGATTGGATTAAACTTAAATTAGAAAAGAAAGAAGCCAATCCACAATCATCAATATTGTCATCTCCCTTTGCAATGTTAACAAGTGGTGCTGTGGTATTAAAGGGTGGGAGTGTAAAACAATTATTAAGCTCACAAGATTATGGAAAGGATGCATACTATGGGTGTGTTTTAACTAATACTACCGACACATCTAAACTATATCAAACAGGAAGAACCATAGTCGGTTATGATTTAAATGGTAAAGAAATTGTAGTTGAGGGTGAAAAAAACAGAAGAGTTTCTCCACCAATAATAGAAAGTATAGAAATTGATACATCCGGAGGAAATAATACTTTAAAAGTAGCACAGATTAAAATTAAAGTATTTACATTGAAACAATTAGAAATGTTTGAATTATTTTTTCTAAGACCATCAATGAATGTTGTTTTAGAATATGGATGGAATACTGATATTAGAGCCGGTGGTGCATTTTCTGGTCTTCAAAAAAATTTTACAATAGAAAAACATTTATTTGCAAAAAAGAATTGGGAAACATATAAAAAAGACTATGTTAATTTTTTCACTGATAAATCAACTATAAATGATTATACACGAATATTAAAAGAAACGGATGGTAATTATGATTTTATGATTGGTAGAGTTACAAATTTTACTTATTCACCAAACGTAGACGGAACATATGATATTGATTTACAAGTATCGGCAGGTAACGAATTACAATTATGGCCTGCATATAGAGCTGCTAGAAGTTCATCAAATACGGATAAAAAAAATAATAAAATAGTTAACAATTATGAATCATTTATTGCAAAAATGAATGCAGATTTAAAAATGAATAATTTGCAAACAATATTTCCTAAAAAGACATGGAAAGACGAATTTTTTAATTATGGAATAACAAACGAAAAACAAAAAGATACGATTGTTTCAAAAACACCATACATTTCATTTAAAGCAGTTTTAGAAATAATAAATAATTTAAAAATAGTTCAAAACGACCATGAAGGAATCAAATATGATACATATAAATTTGACAATAAAGATTTAATACCTGTTACATCAAATCCTTATATAATGTCAACAAATTCATACATACTAATTCCTGGAAAATTACCAAATATAAAAGTAGTCACCATTGAAACGGAAAATAAAATAGTTGTATCTACCGATGATAAAGAAAGACAGGATTGTTTAATAAATGGAAAATCTTTTAATTTAAATAATACAAAAATATATGATTTTGAATCTAATAAAGCGTTAGATGTACCAGAAATTGAAATCGAATCAAAGGTTACAGGTAAAAAATTAAAAATATTTGCAAATACTGGAAATTTATTAAATATATTTATATCTTACGAAAGATTTTTAGAAATTGTAGATTCTGCAGATTCATTGACACAAATTCTAACTCCAATTTTAACTGCAATAAATGATACAATGTTGGGATTGTGTGATTTACAAATTCAAAAAATAAATGATTCACCTAGTGTTGGAAAGTTAGAAATAGTAGATAGAAAAACACAACACAATATTACAAATGAAATGAAATCGGCGGCATCCTCAACATCCGCACCAACCTATAAATTTAAAATAGGAACAACGGGAATTTCAGAAGATGGCAAACCACATGCTTCAATTGTTAAAAATCTTAGTTTTAATATGGAAATGAGTACTCTAATGCAGGCTCAAGCATTATACTCAATACAATTAGCTATTGCAAAACAAAATAAAAAAACAAACACCGATGCATCAAAAGAAATAGATAATTTTGTTTCTGCAGATTTATCGTATGCACCCAATTCGGATGGATACTTTGCAATAAATGATATGGAAATATCCATAATAAAAAAAATGCCAGTTCCAAAAACCGAAAGAACGGCCGAAGAACAAAAAGCAGAAAAGGAACAATTGGAAGAAGTTAAAACATCAAAATATACTAAATTTTTAATGCCAGGTGGTAAGATAAAAAATTTAGTTTATCAAGATTCCGGATTAATACAATTATATTTAGTACCCAAAACTAATAAAAATTCATTGGCATTGAGTTATTTGAATATAACATTGGGAATAGATGGCATCGCCGGATTTAGTTGTGGTGAATATTTTAACATAGAAGGTATTCCTGAAATTTATAATCAAAGGGGATATTTTCAAATATTAAATGTTAAACAAGGAATTGATGAAACTGGTTGGAAAACTACAATAGAAGCTGGATTTTTAATAAAAACCGAATAATATGTATAATGATTTAATAAGTGAAAAAACAAATTATTCTTTAGATTTTCCAAAAACAATAGTACCAACCCCATCGGATACCGATTATGAAAATGGGTTTATAGAAAGATATTTTACTCAAAAAGTAAATGATAAAAATTCATATGTTTTTGAAATAGATAAAGAAGTATATTTTAATTTATTTGAAAATCCGTATTGGGCGGTGGAAATTATGAAATGGAGAATAACAGGCCCCATATCACCTGTTTATAATATTGATGGTATATTAACCGATAAAGGTGTTATTGAATCAAACAATGCATCTATTTCAATTATTTCTGAAAAAATAAAAAATGTAAAATTATATCTTCCAAATATTTTACAATTTCATAAATAGAATTGACGAAAATCATATAAAAATTTGGTAATTAAAATAATTTTCATTATATTTAATTATATAAACAAATTAAGTTATGGCACATTACAAACACCTTACAACGGAAGAACTTCAACAAATGTCTTTTGATTGGAGATACAGAGGATTCACAGTTTTAGAATTATTAACCGAAACGGAAGTGGATGAAGTTAACGCAGAATTAGATAGATTGAGATTAGAAAGAAATCAAAACGAACCAGGTAAGTGGCAAGAGTTTGAACCTATCATGTATCCACATAAAGATTCGGAATTAATTGCTAAATTATTCTCACATCCAAAAATTATAGAAGCTGCGGAATTTCTAATGGAAGGAAATGTTGTTGGTTTACAAACTTGGGGTTATTACAAACCAAAAGGTGAATTGGGTAGAGACCAACATCAAAACGCATTCTACACAGGATGTGGCCACAATGAAATTATCAACACTGCATTGGCATTGGATAATCACGACCCTGAAAATGGAGCGGTATGGAATTACGAAGGTTCACATAGATTACCAGTTTTACCAATTGAAGATAACGAAGAAAGAAAAGCAACAAATACTGATAATTGGAGAAGTGAGAGAGGTAAGAGTTGTGTAATGCCTGAAGGACATGATTTCCGTAAGGTAGAAGGTTATTTGAAAAGAGGACAAGTTGCACTTTTACATTCGCATGTAATACATGGTTCTGAACCAAATAGAGACCCAAATAGAATGAGAAGAAATTTCTTAGGTGGATATCTTAAAGAAGGTGCATATTTTCATCCTGGCAATCAAATGAAAAGAGAACCAATTGATATGTACGAATTAAGAAAGAAGCATTGGGGAGAATAAATTTTGTAAATCAAAATATTTTTAGTATATTAGTGGGGTATGAATCTAATTGAAGATAAACATACCCTACTTTTGTTTTTAAAGGGTAATGTAAATATTGACCTTATCATTCCTGTATGGAGTTCTCACAGAGCACATCCATTGGGAAATCGTTTGTCTTTTTTATATTATAGACAAAGTGACGGAAGTGATGGTATAATTAATTTCAATCACATAGATGCAAAGAAATTAGACAAGTTAGACATATCCAAAATAGTTCATGTCAATACATTAGTTTTAGACAATAGGTATTTAAAGACCATAGGACTGGATTATGAGTGGGTATCATTTGAAGAGAATGGGAAACCATTTATCTTTAATGAGGTCGTAGAATCGGTTTATAGAGGGTATAGAAACGACTTTAAAGAGTTGAATGATTGTGTACCTTTAATGAAGTGGTATGAAGTCCTAAAAACAATCCCAAATATCAGTACAAGAGCAGAATGGTATAGAAAATATACAACAGCAATCAACACATTGGGAAGGCTGGAAGGGGCTGGGGTAAAAGTCGTTAGAGAAAAATTTATTGATAGTTTTAACTTCAACGAGCAATACCTGCGAAAGAATGATATCGTCTACACGCAGTATAATCCTTATACAACAACGGGTAGACCATCGAATAGACACCTTAATATCAACTACTCTGCGTTAAATAAGTCGGATGGTAGTAGAGAGTGTTTTGTAAGTCGTCATCCCAAAGGTACATTGATTCAATTTGACTATGAGTCGTATCACATTCGTTTGATTGCGAAAATGGTTGGGTATGAGTTTCCGGAAGGTATTACGGCTCACCAACATCTTGCAAACCTTTATGGGTGTGATTTAGAGACGGCAAAGAAAATAACCTTTACATACCTTTATGGGGGATTAGATGATAATGCTCGACAAATACCATTCTTTCAAAAGGTAGACGAATATATTAGGGGATTATACCAAAGGTTCGTCATTTCGGGAAAATTGACGACACTCTTATATAAAAGAGAAATACCATTTGATAGAATAGAAGGTGCAAACGAACAAAAGGTATTCAACTATTTACTACAATCATTAGAAACTGAAATTAATTATATGAAGATTGGTGAAGTATTGGAGTATTTGGAGGGGAGAATGTCAAAAATGATACTTTATACCTATGATGCCTTTCTTATAGACACACATCCTATTGAAAGAGAAATACTTTTAAACGACATTAGAGAGATAATGGAGAAGGGTGGTTTTCCGGTTAAAATTGAAGAAGGAGAGAATTATAACAATTTAGAGGTTATAAGTTAAAAATTTATATTTATATCATATAATTATATCAGTATGAGATTAGTAGATTTGATTCCATTAAAGGAAATGTATAACCCAGCCGATGCTTTTAATAAGAAGGTAAGTAGGATGACGGATAATAACGACCATTCATCTGCGGCAGTTGAATTAGCAATTTATATGGATGACAAAGATGCCGTTCATAAGTTACAACAAATCAAAAAACAACACGACAAAGACGGAAGTATTTCTCCAGAAGCAGCAAAGAAAAGAGATAAGATGGTTGATGATTTGTTAAAGCAAGCCAAAAAGACTCTAACCAATAAAGACTATCAATTAGTAAGTGATTCATTTTAATAAAAGAATATAAAAATGTCAATAAATTTCCAAGAAATCCTAAAAGAATTAGAATATCGTGTAGAACATGGTATTATTGATTTAACAAAAGAGGAACAAGTTACAAAATTAACACAAATCTTAAAAGAGAATGGTGTTTCCAATGCCAATGAAATGGCACAGAAAGCAAGAGTATATTTTTCTTATATTAACGAAGATGATGTAGTTAAGAATAGAAAGACGGGTAATGTATATGTGGTAAAAAACTTTGATTCAAAAAAGCATGACAAACCAACACCAGACGAAGTAGAAAAAGCTAAAAAAGCAAATGGTGGACAATTACCAAGTAGTGATAAACCAACTACTGGTGGAGTAAAACCAACATCTAATAAACCAACAGCACCAACTGCTGACATTG